CCAGCACTGCCACCATTGCATCCACTCGTTCGTGGTCTATGACCATCGAGAAGGATGTACTGGAAACCACTGCTTTGGGTGCCACTTACAAGAGCAACATTGGCGGCCTGGTCGCCGGTTCTGGCACAGTTGAACTGATCTACTCCGCCAGCAGCGCTGATGAAACCAACACCTTTATCACGGCTGCCAACACGGCAACTGATCAAGGCGGCGCAGCGTTTGAACTGTTTCTTGACACGAGCGGCACCAAGAAGATCATCTTTAACGGATTGATCACTTCTGCCGATTACAGCGCCACCGTTGGCGAGTTGGAGGTAATTACCTGTAACTTTGTCACGACTGGAACCATCACTACCTCCATCTGATCATGGCTTTCTATCGCGGCGAACAAGGTACGGTTTTCTTTGACAAGGACAGCAGTGGTGGAGTCTCTGAGATTGCTGCCGTGCGTTCCTGGTCTTTGACCGTGGAAAAGGACGTACTTGAGACAACTGCTCAAGGCGCGACCTACAAGGCCAACATCGGCGGTCTGGTTGCAGGCAGCGGCAGCATGGAACTCATGTATGACGCTCCCAGCGCTGGCGACAAACTTGACCTGATCAACGACGTCAACACAGCAACCGACGAAGGCAACGCCTCTGTCGAGCTGTACCTTGACGAAACTGGCGGCAAGAAGATCACCGGCAGCATCGTGATCACATCCACTGATTACAGTGCTACGGTTGGTGAACTGGAAGTGGTGACGGTTAACTTCACCATGAACGGTGCCATTACTACCTCGATCTAATGCCTGCATCACCACGCCCCGTTGATCTTCTCACTGGGGCTTTTGACCTGAACCAGCGGCGTAAATTCGACATCAAGAAGGAAGACGGCGCCGTGGTGCTGTCGCTGTACTTCAAGCCGATTACCCGCGCTGACCGCAAGCGTGCCACCAATTTGGCAGGTTCCGAAGAAGCTTTGGAGATCAGCACCCAGATGCTGTGCCACATTGCTGAGCTGGAAGACGGCAAAAAAGCGTTTGCACCAGCCGACGCTGCCAAGCTGCAACGGGAACTTCCTGAGTCGGTGTTGAACGAACTGGAACTGTTCCTGTTTGGTCTTGGTGCGCCTGAACCACTGGATGAAGCAAAAAACGACTAGAGGCCGATAACTGGCTTTACTTTGAAATGTTCCTGGCTACCGAGCTAGGCATGACAGTGAGTCGGTTGCGGCAAGAGTTGACGGATGCAGAGTTCATCCACTTTGCTGCCTACTACGAGTTGAAGGCAAAACGCGAACGCGAGGAAATGGACAAAGCCAAGCGGCGTAGCTAGTAGACTGACGCAATAGCAGTGGTCGAACCGTGGCAGTAGTAGGACTTGAATTTCAGGTACGCAGCGGCAACGCTGTTTCTGAAACAAAAAAGCTTACTACTGCTACGCAGCGATTAGAAGGTGCTGTAAACAATACAAATAACCGTTTACGCGATGCCAATGGTCGGTACATAGCTGCGGGCCGTAGCGCTGCTGGTGCGTCCAATGGTATTCGTGCTTTTGGAGCAAGTGCTATTGGCGCTTCAGGCGGTGTAAAAGCACTTGGAGCGGCTATTCAGTCGGCACTTGGACCTATCGCATTGCTTACGGCGGCAGCCGGAGCATTATCTGCTGGTTTTCAAGTAATTGCAACTCAAGACTTTGCAGAGGCAAAAGTTAGAAGCCTTGGCACAAGTAGCGCAGATTTAGTCAAAGAATTAAAGAAGGTAAGCTCTGAGCTTGGCGGTCAGGCCAGTGTTGTTGAATTAACTGCGGCAGCTTATGACGTTGCCTCGGCTGGTTTTGTTAAGGCCGCAGATGCTGCAATGGTGCTCAAAGCTGCCAGTCTTGGGGCCACTGGTGGCTTTTCTGACATTAACACTGTTGGCAATGCTGCCACTTCAGTCTTGAATGCTTATGGACTGTCTGCCGACAACGCTGCCACATTGGTAGACAGGTTCATTCAAACGCAAAACGACGGCAAAATTGTAATTGGCGAATATGCTAACAACATTGGCAAGGTTGCATCTGCTGCGGCTGGGCTTGGCATTCCGCTAGAAGAAATCAACGCAATTATTGCTCAGTCAACCGCAGCAGGTAACGGTGCTGAAGTTGCTTTTACAGGAATCAAAACTGCACTTGCTGCGCTTGCTTCTGGAACAGCTAATAAAGCTTTAGGCGATCTAGGCATCAAAGTGACGTCAGCATCACTGGCATCGGATGGCTTGATTGGCACATTGAAAAAAATCAAGGAATCTGGTGCAGACGTGGGCAAAGTGTTCGAGGCACTAGGTTCTGAAGCAGCTCCAGCATTGCTTCCAGTTCTTAACAATCTTGAGCGCACTGACCAGTTGTTGGAAAACCAAATAAATAGTGGAGGTGCTGCTGCTGCTGCTCAAAAAGAAGCTGCCAACACTATTCAAGGTGCGTTAAAAGCAGTGCAAACCGAATTCGAAAATTTCTTCTCCAATCAGTCGGCAGCAGGCGCGGTAGCAATTCTGACCTTTCAAGTATTGGCAGAAGCAATTAAGGGATTGGGAATGGTGCTTGAAGTGCTATTGGCTCCGATCAAGGCAACTTTTGAAGCCTTGCAAACAATAGATTCGGCTCTTAATTTTAGTAGTAGTGCCGCCAAAGCGCAGCAACAGTTTGAGCAGTTTTCAAGTTTGGCTGGCGCTTCTTTACAAGGCTTAAATACTGATTTAGAGAAAATTGGAAGCAATCTTCTCACCGAGTTAGTGGACGCACTTGATCCCATTAAACAAAAATGGACAGAATTCCAAGATTTTGCCGGGAAAGTATTTAAGTCATTGATTGATGGCTGGTCAGACATGAACCAGCAGTCAGCTAACGAATGGGCACAGACGTCTGAATTCATAAAAAGTAATGCGTCTGCATTGTGGGATGCGATTGCAAACGGCGTCAGTGGAATTATTGCACCTATTGCTAATGCTTTCAAAACTGCTTTTAACGTAGCTTCAAACATTATTAGCAAGTGGTACAAAAGTTTGCCTGCATGGATAAGAGGAGCATTAGAAGGTGCCGTAAGCGTTGCTGCTGGAATTGGTAAGGCTGTTCAAAATGCAGTTGGTGAAATTGGTAACGCTCTTCAAAAGGCGGGCGCAAGCATCCAACCAGGTGCAAATACAACAGTTGGCGAAACAGGGAATAAACCGCTTGATTACAACAGCAATACTGGTGGAACCACCGCAGCCGATGGTGGCAAAGACAAAAATAAAAAGAAAAATGCAGCTGACAAAGCAGCAAAAGAAGCTGCGCGTCGTGCCGAAGAGATCAAAAAACAACTTGAAGCAGCATACAAGTTAAACGACATTGCTGCTGCAAATCTTGACATTCAAGTATCTGCAAATGACGCAGAACGCCTCAAGGGTGAATTTGATAAAGCCGGACTTGAACGGCGAATAAAATTCCTTGAACTGCAAAAGAATGCCAAGTCGCAGCAAGAACGCGAATTGCTTCTCAGCGCACAGCTAAGTGAGATACAAATTGCAAACAACAAATATGCCAAAGACAAAAAAACCTTGCTTGATCAGCAGTTGAAACCGCTGGAAGACATCATTGCAGCCAACAAAACAAAACTTGAAGACGACAAAGCTTATCAGCGTTTGGTTGCCGAAGGCATCAACCCTGAACTTGCCAAGCAGTACATCGAGATTGACCGTGCTGGGAAGGCACTTCAGGAGGCTTTGCAGCCAGCAATTGACTTGGCTAAAGCAGCCGTGGTGGAAGCCGAGGCGCGTGGTGCTTCTGCTGATGAAGTTGCACGACTCAGGAAAGAACTAGAAGGATTGCAACAGTTGCCTGGTCAGAAAGCCGAAGAGGCTAGAAAAGGTGCTGAAGCGGCAAATCAACCTAAGACATTCCAAGAAGGAATTGCAGGTGAGCGCGACAAGATAAAAAAAGACCTGGAAGAGTTGACAAACCTAACTAACGTTGTGAATTTCGGCGCTAAAACTATTGGCGATTCTTTTGCCGCATCATTCAAGGGAATAATCAGCGGCACCATGGGAGCCAAAGAAGCCTTGGCTAGTTTCTTCCAAAGCGTGGCTGATGCGTTCTTAGATATGGCAGCTCAGATTATTGCCAAATGGATTCAAATGACAATTCTTAACACCATACTGTCCTTGTTCCCTGGTGGTGGTGGTGGTGGAGGCGGTGGTTCTAGTCAGTTTGGTCCTGGAGCACTACCACAACTAAGTCCCTCTTTGCCTGGTGCAAAAGATTACAGCGGAGCCTTTAAGAAACGCGCTATGGGTGGTCCTGTCAGCGCCGGATCGTCCTACATGGTCGGCGAACGTGGCCCGGAGCTGTTCACACCCAAGCACGGTGGCGGCATCGTCCCCAACAACGCGCTAGGCGGCGGCAGCACCAGCGTGGTGGTCAACGTGGACGCCAGCGGCAATTCCAACGTCCAAGGCGATCAAGCACAAGCCAAGCAACTTGGTGTTGCAGTTTCCGCTGCTGTGCAGGCAGAATTGGTCAAGCAACAACGCCCAGGCGGGCTCCTAGCCGGTACACGACGCTAATGGCTACCTTCCCAAGCATTGCACCGACTTACGGCGCACAGAAGACCAGCCAGCCAAAGGTGCGGCAGGTGCAGTTTGGTGATGGCTATTCCCAGCGGCTATCGGTCGGATTGAACCAGAATCCCAAGGTCTGGAGCCTTACCTGGGAAGTGTCAGAAGCCAATGCCGACACTATCGAAACATTCCTTGACGCACGGGCTGCTGATGGCGCGTCATTTGACTGGACGCCACCGGACGAGGCAACGGCATACAAGTGGATCTGCTACGACTGGTCCAAGTCAATCCCATACCTGAATCGCGCTACGCTACAAGCATCATTTACTCAAGTTTTTGAGCCGTAGATATGAGCACCATCGTTACCCGCGCAGGCAAAGGCAGTCCGCTGACCCATGTAGAGGTTGATGCCAACTTCACCAACCTCAACACCGACAAGGCTGGATATATCGCAGGCGAAGGCGGCACGGTTACTCAGAGCACCAACAAAAGCACGGCGGTAACACTGAACAAGAAGTCCGGTCAAATCACGATGAACGGTGCAGCACTCGCAGCTGCCACCACAGTTAGCTTTACGTTGACTAACAGCACCATTGCCGCAACGGATCTGCTG